AGCGTTAAACTCTAACCAACAACACGGAGCAATCTTACCCTCTGCACTGATATATAGGCTTCCGGGTTCTTTTACTTTACAACTAATTACAGGTTTCTGTGACTCTAACTTTTCTGTAATCTGTTTACTCTTAATAGACGGTCGTAATATGTGGCTGGTTGTTCCATCTTTATTTAATACCTGTAGGCTATCGTTTTGAAATCTACTGGTATGTTTGGCAACAAACTTGTCAAACTTGAATTGCACACTTAAGGCACGACAGTCTTCTACTTGATGTTGATTATGTTCAAATATCAACATGTGCCATTCTGCGTGGCCACCTGCATCGATAAATGCTCTGGCGTTGCGTAGTATCTGTTGATAATCAGTGCCTACACGATATAAACTATGTGTGTCCTCTAGACCGTCAATGCCAAATATAACTTTAACATTGGCTCGGGCCAGTTCCTCCCACCAATTCTGTGTTCTTGCACTTCCGTTGGTATTCATGCCTAGATCAATGGCTGGATTAACTTCACGCAAATATTGAAATATAGTTAATGTGTCTTTAGCAATTACAGGATCTCCTGTGTTACCACACATATACAGTCTATCTAACTGCTGTATAAAATTAAACGGAAACCATTCTTTAAATTGTGCTAGTGTAATTTCACTTATAGTTAAATTAGGACTATCAATTCCACCATGTACGTTGCGCACACACATAGGACAGCTAGCTTGACATCGACTAGTGACTTCGAGATGAATGGTTTTGATGTTTTCTAAATTATACATTAAGTTTACGTTTGGGTATACGTACTTCAGATCTGCATCCACAGATAGCCATTGAACATCTAATAGGCTTAATTACATTAGGAGTAAATTTTTCAGCAAAGTCTGGATCATGTATTTTAAAATAGTTGTCTCCGAATATTTTAATCTCACCACATGCACCTTGAAATGAGCCATCTTTTTGTACATTGACACGATCAACACCCAAATTACATTCCCAACCGTAAAAATTATTTAATTTTTTACTGATAAGAGTAAAAGACTTGTAGGGTTCTTTTGTTCCGTCTGCCCATGTAATGACTGCTTGAGTTTTATCTTCATGTATGTTGTTAAGGGATTTCATCTTGTCAAGATATTCTTTTGGAGGAAGTTTCTTAACTTTATCTTTTAGATACAAGAGTTGTTCATCAGTGTAATTTTTTATAATGCCAGTGTCTTCGCCAGATGCTGTTAACAATGTTGTAGTTTTTACCAACCAAGGAGTTGGATGTGCTACCAGCGTGTCTACAAGTTGTATACACTTATCCCATGCGTTAGGATCCATCAGTACCGATGCTCCGGAAATAGTTGTATCGTTGGTATAGACTAAGTCTAGCAATTCTTTTATGTGTTCTATATCACAGAATTCATGATGCACACTAATTGCAATGTCGTTAAAATACTGCGAATATTCTTTCCACCATCTTAATGTACGTGAGCCGTTGGTGTTAACTGATACTCTAACGCCGTGTCTCTCTTTTAAGAACTTTACAAACTCTCCTAGCTTAGGCCAAAGCGTTGGCTCACCACCTGTTAGTTCAATACTGAACAGTTTCTTGTTAAAATGTGTTTTATAAATTGTAATTAAATGATCAAAGTTCTTACAGATCACATCAAAGTCCGGCCATGTTGTTGTTCCTGCGTGTGAATCAGGCCAGCAGTAATTACATTTGTAGTTACAAACATTCGTAAACTCATAACGTATACTGAGATATTCGTCGAAGTCTGGGTTTACTATAGCTACAGGTTTCATAAAGAATCCAATCCTTCATAAAGTGCAGATAAATTTTTAAAATTATCTGTATTCTTATCGTTAGATAACAGTCTTAACAAGTTTGGAGCATTTCTTTCAATTAATAATTTATGAATACTGGCATCGAGTATCTGTGTTCTAAGAACTGGGTAACTTAAATTCAACACAAGATTTATCAAGTTTAAATTATCGTAGGGTGTGAGGGTAATAGTATTTCCCAAATGCCAATGCTGCCAATCCATGCTGTTTCTAACAACAATATGATGTTTAAGTTCTTGTTCAGTGGCAAAGGACAGTGTCTTTGCATGATCAATTATGCCAGCAAACTTTTCTTTTAAGAAATAATTGCTGTGATAATAATGTTGTTGTTTGGAAACTTCAATGATATCTTCGCCAAAATGATTTAATGTTATACAAGCATCGTGTGGATTACGCATGAGCATTTCGTCACCGTTAGCACCAGACAATAGCACCTCTGGAGTTCGCCAATACTGCAAACTTTTGTAGGCCCAAAATTGTTTTAATTTAGACCTGTTGTGGCACATAAAATAATCTAAATCAAAGTGTTCATAGTTTACTAATTCGTAAGGAATACCATGCTTAACCACATAAGCCGCCAGCAATAGTGTATCAACTCCACCTGTTAAAAACAATTTTATAGGTTTATCAAATTTAAAATTTAAAATTGACTGTTCAATTGTAGTGTTTATTTGGTCAATAATCTTGTCGTCTGTTAGATCTAATTTAACAAATGTTGGTTCTGCTATTTTAATTCGTGTAATACTGTCTGTTGTTATAGAAACATCACCTACAAAAAATTCAGACAGGCGCAATAAATTAGAAACTACAAACTTTTCATCATTGATGAAGATAGGAAAGGTCTGTCTTATCCCTGTTGTTAGTTGCACCGAGTTAGCTGTGTATTGTATCTTGCAAGACTTACCTTCATACCCTTTGGATATAGTTGAGTCTGTTACAGTCCAGCCATTGTCAAAGTCAACAAAGAACTCTCCCCATCGAATATGATTTGGAAAATCGTTGTTTTGTTGTTTGCTTATAGAAAAAAACATTATACAGTTCCTATGATCATCCAGCGAGTATACAACTGTGTTTTTAACATACCTGACCAAAGTTCTGTTAGGTGACTTTGTTTTTTAAATTCTTCTAATGTCTGTGCAATTCTAACATGTTCCGGAATATCATAGTTGTTACTTTGCAGTACAACAATACTGTCTTTAGGTAATCTTGCTAACCAGATTTCATATTGCTCTTGGGTGATATGTTCGCAACTGGTGTTGACTATGACATTGCCATTTACTGGAACCGTACACATGTCACCTGTAATAGCTCTAAACTTTCCGTCAATTTCTTCGTGCTTATTCATCATAGTAGCAATAGGTTCGCAGGTAGGATCAATATCCACACTACAAATATAACGTGCAGGTATCTCACTTTGAAATATCATGCTGGCTAACACTCCGACCCAGCCGCCGTGGATATCGATTCTGGAAGGAACATTGACCAACGGTCGCAGATGTTCAATCAACCATTCTTTACTTTGCATCTGGCCTCGCCAAAATGCATCAAGCGTTCGATTAGGATCAGAGCTTTGCCTAATAGCCTGCATCCAGAAATGTAAGTGTTCGGTATCTATTTTCATCTTGCAACATCTCCTGCTATAAGTCTTGCTATCGCACTAGCTGTTTTTATTCCCGGATGTAGTAAATCTCTACCTAAGTCTATATGCGATGATGTTTTTTTGCATTTTAGAATTTTAGTGGTTTTGCTGCACCAAGAGTATTCAAGATATTGACATTTATCTTTCCACATCAATCGGCTTATTTTACTAATAAACATTGCGTTAGCAATAGCATGATCGTCATTCTTAAGCCATGTGTCAATTAAAGAGTTAGGCTTCATGTCCCACGGCCCGTGTGGTATAAATTTAAATTTGTTATATTCAACTATGCGTTTGTAACTAGGCCAGATTACAATAATGCCTTTTGGGGCAGGATACCCATCGTGCAGTATTGATAAATTGTGTAGATTGAATAGCATTGATGAAGCACCGACACCCATATTAATAACAGGAATATCTAACTGTTGCTCTAGACGATAAGGAACAGTGTCGTTCTCATGCAATCCTATACCATTAGTTACCGAACACCCAAACATTACTATAGAATTTTTCCAATCTACTTCTTTAAATTCTTTAGTTCTGTATCCATCAGAGTTGTAGTTGTACTGTATCTTATTGTTTCGATAATACCAATCAACTGGTTGCTTTTTTAAATTTTCAAGAAATACACTTTTTATATCAGATCCGGCCCATTCATTGCCGTCGTTGGTTACATGTAGGAATTTATTATTTCTAATTCTATTAGGTATTGTATCAAAAAACTTATTAAACATTTTTAACCTTAGGTATTTTGCTATCAGCTGAACTGATACATTGATCTGTTATACAAATCTTTGGTGAAGAAAATAAGGTAAAATTCTCAATTAATCCTAACGATTCTTCCTTACAACTATATGCCCGCTTAACCTCATTACCTCTTATTATAACACTTTGGTAACCACTATTGCAACTCCAACCTCGAAATTTATTAAAATCAAAAGCATTAAATCTTTCCGCTTGATCAAATAGATATTCTTGACCTGTTTGATCATACAATGCAACTTGATAAACCTCTTCACCGATAGAACGTTGCGGAAACCCTGTCTGCATCTTGTGTATCATGTCTTTGGTGTAACCGTCAACAATATCACTGGCTGTGGGATTGCTCTGTGGTTTCAGTGTTACATTGATTCCTCGAGCATGCAGTCGAGCCATGCGTTCATAAAGCTCATAGAACTTTTCAGGAACCATAACTTGATTAACAGTTATGTGTACTAATTCATACTGTAATTGTAGGCACTTATCTCCAAACTCTTGTTCACGGGCAAACTCATCGTGAAAGCTGGCTGTGATACTTCTGCGTTGTAGCAATGCTGTATTGGCACACCATGTGTTCCACCATTTGCTACCCGGACTCAAATTGGTTGTCATATGAATACTTTGGTAAGGACTTTCGGTTTCGTCTAGGTGTTTGACCAAATCCGGTAATTGTTTGTAAGCAGTGGGTTCGCCTCCACTAAAACTCCAATGAAATTCATTGAAACCATTTTGTCGTGCCTGCGTTTTAATTTCGTCTATGGCATTGACATAGACTTCAAATGATTGGTAATCCATTTGGTCACTGCGAGCATAGGGCCAACAGTAACTACAGTTGTAATTGCAGAAGCGACCTAGAATCCAACTGGTGGAAAATAATGGGCGATGCAACATAGTGCGTTGACCAAATCTTATTATGTTATCGAATGGTATCTTTGTGAAGTCTTGTGTCATGATCTGACAGTATTTAACTACAAAAGTCTTGACCTTTTGCGTTTGCGGTTATATACTGTATGAGTGGTCGTGAGTGGAATGGTATACCTCCGGTCCGTTGTGAAACGCATTTGGGCAAGGGCAACGTCTTAGACATCGCTTTGTAGGTTCGAATCCTACCGACCACACCATATACTACGATAAGTAGAACTACATAACTAAAAGGAAAAAGATATGTCAAACACAGTAGAACAACTCAAAGCAGACTTCGAAGCATTCTTGGCTGAGGACGCAAAATTCGCAGCAGGCAATGGCGCAGCAGGAACTCGTGCTCGCAAAGCACTTCAAGAGGTTGCCAAGGGTGTTAAAGCTCGCCGCAATGAAATCACAGAAGAAAAGAACACTCGCAAAGAAGCCAAGGCTTAATCATGAGCAAGCAAGATCTTGACGATCTCTGTGTAGATATTATGGCACAGGATAGCTGTAGTTTAGATCTAGGTTACGGTGCCGTTCCCCCCGACTATGGTAACATCAGTCACAGTGGTTACGGTGCCGATACTATCACTATAGATACAGATGCTAGTACAATGTACATGTCAAATACTATTACTCTACCGAGTACAACTATCGCCAATGGTGGATATACCATCGGTAGTGCAGGCGGCAACGGCAGTGCTAGCATATTTGGAAGTGCTAGTAGCTACAACTGGAATACTACAACAACAACTCCAAGTGTCAATATCAGCAGTGATGGCATTGACATGGCCGCTGGCACTGATATCAAAGTAGATGGCAAAAGTCTCAAAGAGTTTATGTCTAAGATGGAAGAACGCTTGGCCATACTTATACCTGACCCTAAGAAACTAGAACAGTTTGCTGCACTTAAAAAAGCCTACGAACACTACAAGTTGATGGAGTCTCTCTGTCAGGAACCACCTAAAGAGGATTAAATATATGGATGTTCGTCTATTATCCTATTCACAACCAACAGAGGAATTTAGAGATCTGGGTCTCTCAGATGCGCAGGAACTCATTGCGTATTGCGCCCGTGTCAGCAATCCCTCAAATCAACTCAACACAGACACATCAGAAAAACTTATCAGATACTTGGTCAAGCACCAACACTGGAGCCCACTCGAAATGGTCAGTGCCTGTATTGAAATCACTACCACCAGAGACATTGCCCGTCAAATCTTGCGACACAGAAGTTTCAGTTTCCAAGAGTTCAGCCAGCGATATGCTGACCCTACTAAAGACTTGTCGTTTGTATGTAGAGAAGCACGGTTGCAAGACGATAAAAACAGACAGAACAGTGTCCCAGTTGATGATCAATTGTTACAAAATGAATGGTACAGAGCTCAACAACGAGTCATCTATGCAGCCAAAAGAGAATACGAGTGGGCTATCTCTAATGGTATAGCCAAGGAACAGGCTCGTGCTGTGCTGCCTGAAGGTCTTACAGAAAGCCGACTGTACATGAACGGAACTCTACGTTCATGGGTACATTTTATTGAACTGCGTTCAGCAAACGGCACACAGAAAGAACATCAAGAAGTGGCTGTTGCTTGTGCCAAAGTTATTTCAACAATATTTCCTATGAGCGAAAGTCTAGTACAAAATGGATGATCTCAAACAATTCTGCGAAAACTACGAAGTACGTGTGCTCAACGATTCCAAACGTAGGGCACGGTATCATCCTCCCCGGTTTTTTACAGATCCCAGTCGCGCTGATATCATTCGCCACGATGTAGTCGAGTACGAAACCGAACAGGTCTACACAGTAGAAATACCCGAAGGCAGACTACGAACTCTAGTTGAAATGGAACGCAAGTTTTTTAACTATATCAATCATCGCGGTAAACCCATTGACATGTTTCAAATGCTGATGGACAAAGAACGTGAAGAAGCGCACTTTCGTCACACCAATCAGGCTGTTCAAAAAGCCTACGAACAATATTCAATCATGCTTAACCTAGCAGGATATCAAAAAAGTTTTGATTCATTTTGAATAGATATTGACAGGTTTATAGAAAGATAGTATAATTAAGTTGTTCAACAGAGAAAACATATTATTATGGCACAACATTCAAACTATTGGTCATGCACTCCCTTTGCAGATTGGCTTCGCGGCACCAAGAAACTCAGTGCGGGTACCAGCGAAGAATGGGACAACTGGACCACTGCGTCTCAGATGAAACATAACTTCCGTTACTGGTTAGCTGAAGAAGCACTGGGACATATCCAGGATTTTGTAACTTGGCCCGTTAGAAAGATCTACGATGTTAAGTATTACATCAATAACCGTTGGGTTAGCCGTACTCATTCTCTCACCGCTCACCCTAGGGACATCAAGCCAGGGCAGTGGCAGGATGTTGGGAACAGGTTTCTACCATGCTTGTTTAACGAACTACAAGATTTTGTTGAAGTAGAATCAGCATGGATGCACATTGCCTGGGGCAGTAAAGAAGACCGTGCCAAATACAATCCTCCATTCTGGGCCAGTGGTTGGTGGCGTTGGAGAACTTGGCGTTGTCCGCAAGCTGGCATCGATCATCTTGACTGGGCAATGACCTTGGTTATGGATGACAATATGGGTGTTGAAAAAGACAGTCCTAACTTTGGCAAGCCAACTGGACAAGCAGAACGAGCCAAAGAACTTAAAGAGCTTTACATCTGGTGGACTGTGACTTATCGCGCTCGTCCTGACCCATATGATGCCAGTGGTTGGACTGCTCACTGTGAAGCCATGCGAGTAAAGTATCCTGGCAGTTTCTTCTCTAGCCTAAACAGCAAGGATGCTGAAGACAAGAAAGCCAGCGACAAGGCTCATAAACTGTTGAGCAAGATTGAAGCAGCCTACGAGAAAGAAGATGAAGCCATGATGATCCGGCTGATCAAAGCTCGTGACAGTCTCTGGACATGATATGAGTATATCAGATCAACACGAACACTGTATTGAAGATTTGTATGCCAAGTATCTACAGTTTACTTCTGTGATGTTGGAAGAATATCAAGATATAGAAATAGCTGGTATCATGGTCACTCAGGCTCTTAGCATGTATAGAACTGTGTTGCCAGAAGAAGATTATCAACGCATGGTAAAAAGCATATATGAAAGAAGAAATGATGTCAAAACCTTCGACTGAACTCGAACCACAAACTCCAGCAGAAGGAGTACTTAAACGCAACAACTACGGCGATGCAATCACCTATCAAGTCACTTGCGAATGTCACGACGCCAATCACGATCACAATGTTTGGGTCGAAGCAGATGACCATCGTGTGACTGTTACTACCTATACCACACAAAAATCCAAATGGTGGAGTTTAAATCGTTGGCAGACTATTTGGATTCTGCTTACCAAAGGCTATGTTGAGCATGAAGCCAATATCATTATGACTGAGCAACAGGCACTGAACTACGCAGAAACATTGAAGAAAGCAATTAAAGATGTCAAAAATTTCAAGCAGCCCTGAACGAAATACTTTTCAGTTAGACAATGCCAAACGCCGTGCTGAGGAAAAGGGCGAAGAAGTTCTAGAGTACTATGAAAACTTTTGGAAATCGGCCAAAGAGCAAGATGAAGAAAATCTTCTAGATCCAGACTGGCAGAAAGACAACATGGAATATGACCTTCGCAGTAGCGAATGGATGTGTGCCAAAGCTCGAAACTCTGATGCCTATGCACAAAATCTCTATGCGGCCATGTGCAATATGCAGTTTATCAAACTGGATGTTTTACCTATCCTAAAAAATCAACGGTGGAGTGCCAGCTGGAGACATGCTGGCGGCATTGTGGCAGACATGCTACAGAAAGGTGACTACATCGATTGGTATTGTAGTGGTATGGGAGGTGGATTAGGCAATGGTGACGAAGACGGCACTAAGGGATATATACCTGAAGGTCAGGTAACTGAAGAAATAGCCAACGATCTTAAAACTCTAGGCTGGGTGGCTATAGAGTGGGACAATGAATAACTTAGGAGATAATAGTTTAAAATGAACTTCGAACTTTATGAAGTTTGGGCAGTGGATGAAGCCGGGCACGAAGAATTGGTAGAAACCACTAGCAGCAGAAAAGAAGCATTGGAAATAGCAGAAGCCAATCTTGGATTGGGTGTTATGGAAGCCATTGTGTATCAAGAGGATGAAAATGGCGACTTACACGAAATCAAGCGATTTGGACATGGTTGACAAACTCTCAGTTTGGTGCTATAATACATGTATTGTTTAACAACAGGAGTGACTGAATGGTAACCAAACTGAAAAAAGCAAGTATTGCTATCCGACAAAATCGAGGACGCGACCTAAGTCCAAAATGGGACGATCACGAAACCTTCACTGCTGATCAATTTAGTCGACACTTTCGGATGTCTATGAGTTATTATCGTCTAGAAGCCAGCGGCAAAGAACTCAAACCCAAAGTTATTAATTGGATGAGCATCCAGAACTATCCAAAAGATATTATCAAAGCGTTCAAAGATACCAAAGACAATCGTTGCGGCGCTACTGTAGGTGCTATCGCTGCCAATCTACTTAGAGGTATGCCTGCAGTGAGAGCAGACTTCAATGAAGGTCGTAACACCGCAGAATGGTTAAGCAAGAGCATTGCCAAGATCATTGACGAGGGCAAACACGATGAAGTCGAACTCGAAGAAGGTGCTGTGGAAATCAAACCCGCAGTATACACTCCTAGCATTCAGGAACGACTGCGTGAAGTTGCACTAGGTATGACTGAAGAAATTGAAGATGCCATTGAAGCTTTTCAAACAGATCCAGAATCTTTTGATCCAAAAGCATTTAAACTTCTAAATCTACTGCGGGGGCGTCAGGCCAAGGCTGCTCACGCTCGTGTCATTAAAACACTATACAGTCGAACCTACGACGAATTGGTAGAAGCAGCTACTACCAAAGACGAACAGCTGAAAGAGGGCTACAGTCATTTAAGCAAGGCCAACCTAAAAAAGATCACGCTGTTCTACAGCGAAATCCTTTCAGCCTGCGACATGCTGGCACAAGAAGCCAAGGTTAATAAAAAGCCTCGTGCTAAAAAGCCCACTGACAAAGCCAAGGTTGTGGCCAAGATGAAGTATCTCAAGCAGGACGAAAAAATTAAATTGGTATCTATCAACCCACAAGATATCATCGGAGCCAAGGAACTATGGATCTACAATGTCAAGTCACGCAAATTGGGCAAGTATGTGGCTGCTGAATTCAGCGATCTCGGAGTCAAAGGCACCACAGTCATTGGATTTGATCCAATAAAAAGTTCACAGAAAACCCTGCGCAAGCCTGAAGAACAGCTCAAAGAGTTCAAGGCAGCGGGTAAGGTACAGTTACGCAAGTTCTTAGACGACATCAAGGCTGTAGATATCAAGCTCAACGGCAGGATCAACGAAGAAACCATACTGCTGAAAGTAAGTTGATTTGATAAATATTTGTATGGACAATACAAAAGTTAATCTCCCGCTTACTGATTTAGACGAAGCATTTAAACTTATAATCGCAGCCTACGCACGGACTACACAAGATATAGGCAAGTTCTTGGAATTTCGCAGTGATATCGAAGGCAAAGGTGTTATCTGGAGCGGTCAAGGACACACTAAACAGCTTGTTTACTATTCGAATCCTGACAGATTTTTCGTATCTGAAAACATAGATCTAGCCCGAGGTAAAACACTATCAATTAATAATGTAAAACTAATTGATGAAAAAGAGTTA